ATCCCAGCGCCAAAGAGGCCGGCGTAGCCTATGGACTGGAGTATTCCACGCTGCAATCTCTTTGCCGATCAGGCGGGACATCAGTCTCTGGGCACAAATTCGCGTTCGTAGGGGCCGCACCAGTGGTTCGACCGCCGATGACCGAAGAAGCCAAACAGCGTCACCGCGATGGCCTCCGAAGGGCCATTTTGAAAAGAAGCAAACGCGTGATATGTGAGGATACGGGTGCTGTTTACGACAGCATCAGTGCAGCGGCCCGCGCGGTTGGCCGAAGCGTCGAATCAGTCTCAGCATCTATCCGGCGCAACGGAAAGTGCGGGGGCATGACATTCAAATTCGAGGCATCGATCCGTGGCGTGGAGACCCCATCCTAAACATGCGAGAACGAACCCTCGCTCCCCTGCCGGCTGGGCCGTATGCCAGCGCACGGGATTCACGTTCAATGCTCGCAAGCTGGTAGACCAAAAGCAGTGGCGCGGTCTTCAGCTTATGTCCACGAACCTTTCGGTTGGCCCCCCTTATGTGGACATCCCGCAACGCCAACTGGGAACAGTCATCCTCCCGCCGGACCCCCTGCCGCTGATCGGCGCGCTTCCGGAGCCCTACGCGATCGATGAAATCTGGCCGCGCCTGCTGCAGAACGGTCGGCCGCGCTATTTGCAGCGCTCGACGTGTTCGCGGTCGATGCAGGCAAGGACCTATTACCAGCAGGGGCAATTCTGATGGTCGCCAATCCACTGATCGAGGAGTTCCAGAGCGGCCAGATGACGGACCTGCCGGCCTATCCAGGCGGCAATGATCCGGGTGCGTTGTTCGAGGTGGTCTCGCCTGGGACGGCGCAGGAAGGCATCAACTACAAGATCCGCGCCGACGAAATGGCGGTGCTGATCGGCGTGGCCATTTACCAGAACACGTTCGTGACGTCTGGGGCGACCTATGATTCGGTGAACACCGATACGCGCATTGTAGTGGACAAGACGGTGGGGTCCGCCACCTCGGTGGTGCTGCTGGAATCGGCAGAGTATGGCCAGCCGGTCTTGGTCAAGGACGGCAAGGGTGATGCCGACGTCAATCCGATCACCGTGACGTTCTCCGGTGGGGAATTGATGGATGGCCTGAATGAGGTCGTCATCAATACCCCGTACGGATTCTATTGGTTCAACCCGCTAGAGGCTGGTTTCTATGGCACGTAAGTTTTTCGCTCTCGCGTTTGTGCTGGCCGCGCTGGCGGCGCCGGCCGCGCATGCTCAGTCTGGCTGCGGCGGTCAGGGCGCATCTGTGGCGGTGTGCGGCAACGCTGCGGCATCCACCGGCCTTCCGAGCCTTGGCACCGTCACCAATCTGCTGGACAGGGCCATGGGTTCTGCGCAAGGGCGCGTCCTGCAGCGCGGTTCAGGCGGATGGGCGGCGTCGCCGAACCCTACCCTCGGCGTCAACGGCAGCGTCGGCGGCGCTATCACGCTCAATGGTTCGTCGTCCGGGTCGGTAACCGTGCGCGTTCCTGCGGCGGCGGGCGGCACCGTGTTTCAGCTTCCGAGCAGCAACGGATCGTCAGGCTACGTCCTTTCCACCGATGGCGCGGGTAACACGTCATGGGTGAATAACGCGGCGGGCGGCACCGTGCAATCGGTTGGCCTGTCGATGCCCGGCATCTTCTCGGTTTCTGGTAGCCCGGTTACGCTGACGGGCACGTTGACGGCCACGCTCGCGACCCAGTCGGCCAATCTGGTCTGGGCGGGTCCTACAAGCGGCGGCGCGGCTGCCCCGACATTCCGGGCGCTGGTCGGCGCGGACCTCCCCAACCCGTCCTCAACGACGCTGGGTGGCATTCAATCGTTTGCTGGGGTCTCCAGCCAGTGGATCCGCCAGATCAGCACCAGCGGCGTTCCTACGGCCTCCCAGCCCGCGTTTACGGACATTAGCGGTACGCTGGCGGCGGCGCAGTGCCCAACCCCGACTGCCTCCAGCATCGGCTGTGTGCAGAGCTTGACCCCCACCACAAGCCGGTGGGTGAACACGATCTCTACAGCCGGCGTTCCGGGGACATCGCAGCCGAACTTCACCGACATTGCGGGCAACGCGTCGCTCGCGCAATTGCCGTCGATTTCGAATAGCTCGGTGCTGGGCAACGCTTCGGGCGGCACCGCGGTTCCGTCCGCCCTGACCGCTTCTCAGGTGCTGGACTTCATCGGCTCCACGCAGGGACAGGTCCTCTACCGTGGGGCTTCGGGATGGGCGGTGCTCGGGGTCGGCACTAGCGGGCAGGTCTTGACGACGAATGGCGCCGCGGCCAACCCGTCGTGGGCGACTGTCACCGGCACCGGTACGGTCACAAACGTCGCCACCGGCACGGGTCTGACTGGTGGCCCGATCACCACGACCGGCACCATCCAGTTCGACACGATCGCCAACAACCGCATCCTCGCGAATGTCTCCGGTGGCGTGGCGGCGCCAACGGCGAATACGCTTTCCTCAATCTTGGATATCGCCGGGTCTACCACAGGCAACATCCTCTATCGCGCCTCCGGTGGCAGCGGGTGGGTGGTTCTTGCCCCGGGCACCAACGGGCAAGTTCTGACGATGGGAGCCTCGACCCCATCGTGGGCCAGCGTCGGCACCCTGACCAATGTTACCATCGCCGCCGGCGCCGGGATGGGGACATTCACTGGCACATGCAACATTTCAACGAGCGGCACGTGCACGATCGTTGGAAGCGCCAAGCAACTGCCGGGCACCGCGACAAACGACTCGGCAAGCGCCGGAAACCTTGGTGAGTATGTCAGTTCGACTGTGCTGGCCGGGTCCGCCGTAGCCTTGACCACCAGCACCGCAGCCGATTTGACATCGATCAGTCTGACCGCTGGCGATTGGGATGTCAGCGGGGCGGTATTCTTCCAGCCGGGCGGCGCCACAGTCACAACCCTCATTCTGGGGTGGGCCAGCGCGTCATCGGCAACCTTGCCCACCGCACCCAATTCGGGGGCGGAGAATCTGTGGTCAGGCAGCAGCGCGGCTGGTAACGCGAACTCATCCAATTTCGGCCCTGGCCGGTTCAGCCTGTCCGGCACGACGACGATCTATCTGTCAACCTACGCATCTTTCACCGGCGGAACGAATAGCGCCTATGGGATCATTCGTGCTCGTAGAGTGAGGTAAGGGGCGTCAGAATGGCATTGAATTACGCTACTTTCGTCTCGTCGCTGGCCAACCTGATCGTCGTCCCTGCTGGGGACGCTGCGTATTTGCAGGCCATCCCCAACATCATCGATGATGCGGAGCAGCGTCTATACCGCGAACTGGATTTGCTTTCGACGGTGGTAACTGCGACTGGGTCGTTGACCGCCAATAGCCGGAATTTCACCCTTCCCCAGGACAGCGGCCGGTTTGTAGTGGTTGAGCAGATGAACGTGATAACGCCGTCCAGTGTAACCGATCCAGAACTTGGCACGCGCGTCCCGCTTCTCCCTGTCACCAAGGAGTATCTCGACGCCGTATGGCCAAGCTCGGGCGGCGCTGGCGTGCCCACGCAGTTCGCGCCGATCAGTGATCAGTCATGGATATTGGGCGCATGGCCGGACGCCTCCTACACGGTCGAAGTGGTCGGCACCATCCGTCCTGCCCCACTGTCGGCAAGCAATACGACCACCTTCCTGACGCTATATTTGCCTGACGTTTTCATGACTGCGGCCTTGGTCTTTGCCTCTGGCTATCAGCAGAACTTCTCTGCTATGGGAGACAATCCGCAGCAGAGTTTGACGTGGGAAGCGCATGTGAAGCCGCTGATCGATTCGGCAAAAGGCGAGGAGTTGCGCAAGAGGTTTGCGTCAAACGCATGGTCATCGAAAGCGCCGTCGCCGATCGCGACGCCGCCGAGGGTTTAGGTTCGGCCAAGGTACAAGGCAGCCAAGGCCGCTTCAATTGAAGGGTAGGCTGGCGGCTTATCGCGGCCTCTGCCGCGCTTGCGAATCATCTCGCGCGGTTTCCATGCCGGAATGTTCAAGAACTCTACCCACTCCGAAATGCACTTTCGCTGACCGTCAATCTCCACAATTCGATTGCGTCGACTATTTCTACCTTGTGTGATCGGCAGTTCCCACTCGCAGTTATCTAGGGAATAGTGTCCGTCGTTGTTCTTACGTCCCACCGAATGCGCGGGGGATGGCTTCGGCCCCAAGTCCTCAAAAAAATTCTCAAATGACTCCATCCATCGGTCGCATACGCGAATGCCGCGAGCCCCATAATCCTTATATTTTGCGTTGTTTTTGTTATAACAGCGTTGCTTCATGTGAACCCACGCATCATGCTCTGCAGTGTGAGATTGATTGTGCGTTCGCCGATGAGTGTTCCCCGTTAAAACTCTTTTCCCATTTTCAGCGGCTAAGCACCCGCAACTGTTTGTGGTCCTGCCGATGTTTGCAGCGGCGGCTATTATCTCTTTCCCGCAATCGCACACGCACCGCCACATAGCGTTGCGCGCGTTGCGAACCTGCGCTCTTTCAAGTACGGTGAGCCTGCCGAATTTCTTATCCTTCAATTCGAGCGCCATGTTCAGTATCCCCTTATGTTGCGGGGATAGGATATATGGGGCGTCAGGGGAAGTCTATGGCGGGGCCCTTTAGCGTAAATACCGGATTTATTATTCCGTTGACCGGGAGTCTGGTCGACACATGGGGGGAGGATGCACTCAACCCAAACTTCATCTCGCTTGATGGTCTGTTGGGGGGCAGGCAGAACATCAGCGTCACGAACGTGCCGATCACTCTGACGTCGCCTGCTGGGTTCACGCCGACGCCGGGTTCGGGGCCAACGCAGGCCGAGAACAAGTATTTGGCCTTCACCGGCACGATGACGGGCAACGTCCGCGTCACGCTGCCGCTGCCCGGGCATTACATTATCGACAACCAGACGACTGGCAACTTCGTTCTTTCGTTCCAAGGGGCGACGGCAACAGAGGTGATCGGCGCTCCTCCCGGCGCCGTGTTCTCGGTTTTCAATGATGGCGAGCGCGTGCGCTTCGTCGACCTCGGCAAGCCTGGAGATCAGGAAGAGTGGGCGGGCGTTACCGCCATGCCGGCGTGGGTAGCTGCGTGCTCCGTGCGCCCTTATCTTCTCAATGATGGCGGCGTCTACAACATATCCGATTACCCAATACTAGGTGCGCGGTTCGGCTCGACGTTCGGCGGCAATGGCCTGACCACGTTTGCGGTGCCCGATCGGCGGGGCCGAGTATCGCTGCCATATGACGGCACCGGAACGCGCATCACGACGGCTGGGTGCGGGCTTGATGGCCAGACTCTTGGCGCAGCGCTTGACCAGCAGAACGTTACGCTCGTCCGCGCCAACCTGCCGAATCAGGTCGTAACCGTTTCGGTGGTGGACCCGGGCCACGATCACTTTGAGACGGGTTCGGAGGCTGGCGGCGCTTCTGGGTACATGCTGAAGCCCAATAACGGTTCGAGCGGCGTGTCAGGAACCTCCGTCAACCGGACGGTTGCATCGACCACTGGTATCTCCGCATCGTTCAACATGAATGGAAACGTGACGCAGACGACAGTGGCAAACGTGCAGCCGTCGATCGTGACGGGCATTTCCGTCACCAAGACATGAGGGCAGGCAATGCCCTTTGGCGCGGTAAAGCTCATCCCAGGCATCAACATTGAGCGTACGCCGCTAGCGAACGAAGCCGGCTATTCTGACAGCGCGCTGATTCGTTGGCGCGATGGCCTCGCCCAGAAGATGGGCGGCTGGGAAAAGTTTTATCCGCTCGCGGTCGGCGGCGTCCCCCGGGCGCTTCATGCTTGGCAGGACCTGAACCAAGTAAACCGCCTCGGCGTCGGGACCACCACGCAGTTGGTGGCAATCACGGGCGGCTCGCTGAAGTCGATTACGCCGCAGACGCTATTGTCGGATTTCGCCCCGAACTTCTCAACGGTAAACCTGTCCGCCGTTGTGGAGGTGGATGACCCGAACATCTCTACGGTGACCGTGGACGATTCGGTGTTTTTCAATACGCCGATCTCCGTAGGCGGGATTATTCTGTCGGGCCTCTACCCGATTGAGGAGGTCTCAGGAACCACGAAGTACCGGATCCGAGCGGCCACGAGCGCAACTGCGACGGTCAATAACGGCGGGGCTGTCCCCGTTTTCACAACGACAGCCTCTAGTGCTCATGTCGAGGTCACTCTTGAGGACCACGGGCTGACGACGGCGCCGGCCGACACCATCGTCTTTCCGATCGCAACCACCGACAACGGCGTGACGGTCGACGGGCTCTATGCGGCGGCTACGATCACGGACGTTGACCATTTCACGATCCACACCAATGCCCAGGCGACCGCCAGCGGTTCGTTTTCGATGAACGGCGGTGATGCGGAACTGGTCTATTACATCGCATTGGGCCCGCCTGCCGCCGGCGTTGGCTACGGACTCGGCGGATATGGCCTTGGTGGCTACGGCACGGGCGTAACGCAGCCGGTGCAGCAGGGATCTCCGATCACCGCCTCTGACTACACGCTCGACAACTGGGGCCAAATTCTCCTCGCGTGCCCGGAAGGTGGCGGCATCTATTACTGGGATCCGACCGGCGGCTTCAATACGGCCAGCCTGATTTCGTCAGGGCCTCCGTTCAATGCGGGTATGTTCGTCTCGACGTCGGCGCAAATCCTGATCGCGTACGGCTCAACCGTGACAGAGCAAATCGGCGTGCTGCAGGACCCGCTCTTGGTGCAGTGGTCGGATAGCGGCAACTTCTTCGACTGGACACCGACAGAGGATAATCTGGCCCGCAACTTCCGCATCCCGATCGGGTCAAAGATCATGGGCGGCATGGCCGTGTCCAACCAGAACCTGATCTGGACGGACCTCGACCTCTGGATCATGAACTTCATCGGATTCCCGAACGTCTATGGGTTCAACAAGATCGGGGCTGGCGCCGGCGCGGCGTCGTCGCATGCCATGTTGCAGCTCCGCGGCGGCGTCTACTGGATGGGCCGCTCGAACTTCTACCGCTATGCCGGCGGCGGCGTCGAGGTGATGAAGTGCCCGATCTGGGACGCGGTTTTCCAGAACCTCAATACCGACTTCATCCAGAACGTTCGGGCGATGCCAAACACCGGGTTCAACGAGGCTGGGTGGTTCTTCCCGTCGCTCAATAGCACCAGCGGCGAGTGCGATTCCTACGTCAAGGTCAACATCGTCGAGGGCGATGCGTGGGACATCGGCATCGGCACCCAGCTCCAGCGCTCGGCGTGGATCGATTGGAATGTGTTCGGGCCGCCGATCTCGGCGTCGTCGGGCGGGGTGATCTATACGCAAGAGACCACCAACGATGCCGATGGCAACCCGATGGTATGGTCGTTCAAGACGGGGTTCTTCAAGATCGCAGAGGGCGAGGAATACGCCTTCGTCGACCGTCTCATGCCTGATTTTCGGTTTGGAGAATTCGGGCAGCCCGCCAGTGCGCAGGTCCAGGTCACTTTTGATGTCGTCAACTTCCCCGGTGATACGCCCGTGCAATATGGCCCGTACACCATGCAGCAGGCCACGCAATTCCTTTCGACCAGATTCCGCGGCGGACTGATCGCGATGGAGTTCGGCGGCAGCGATCTTGGTAGTTTTGTCAGATTGGGATATGTGAGGTACAGGTATTCGGCCCAAGGGAGACGATAAGTGGGTGCCACGCTTGACGATGTCATCTCGGTCCAGCAGCAGGGCGTTCAGAACCTGGGCTTGATCCTGAAGGAATTGCAGGCGAGCCACGTTCTCAATTTTGTCGGGGTGCCGGCGAACTCGACCGCGTCCGGAACAGCGGGGCAGGTGGCGGCCGATGCTTCGTTCGTATATTTTTGCATCGGCACTAACTTGTGGCGCCGTGTGGCGGTATCGGCCTTCTGATGCCCATCAACTCAGCCAGCATCCCAGCCCTCCGCGCCGCGCGCAAGATCAGGAAACAGCGCCGCGCTTCCGGCTTGCCAATGCGGACCCCGAAGATGGGGTCTCCAGAAGCGCCTGCCACGCCTCCTGATGCACCGAAGTCAGAGGTAAAGC